TAGGAATCGTAACCCGTTAATTGCTCCATTTCTGCGTCTGTAAGGTAGTCGTAAAATTGAATTGACTTAACACTTGCATCAGTCGAGCCTGTTGCCGAACTACCTAAAATTATATTATTAAGTTTATTGTTTGGAAAAGTTAAGATTGTATTAATATTTTTATACACTTGCTGACCATTCTCGTAAATTGCCAACCCTTGATTACCATATCTTACTGCTTTTTTCGAATGTACTGAAGATGTAGTAGGTAAAGATATAGAAATATTTGCGCCTGTAACTGAGCAAATAGTTCTAAAATCGTTAGCACCGGTATATCCATAATCAAACTGCATCCTATCGTAATCTCCATTACTGCTAAATATTCCACATTTTCCAAAATCATCAAACCTAATATCTGTAAAAAAAACCCCATCCAAAGTTGGGTAGATATCGTTATTTATAAGTGTTTTCACTTGGTCTGCTTGTCTTGTGTTAAAATCTCCATTATTACTAGGTATGTATGAGGTTTTAAGACCTCCTACCTCCATCTGAACTCCCCAAATTAAAGCACTCGCACCGCCTCCGTTGTTTTGAACATATACCCTTTGATATTGTTGAGTTGCACCCTCTACAAAATCATAACTTACTCGATACCATCCGTTAGGGTATTCTTCATATTCAGCATAAGTTGTAGTCCCTCCAATCGATAAAGAAGATATTTCACTTCCTTTAAAGATAACATTAACTTGTCCTACTAACGAACTGCCCCAAGACAAAAAACCGACTTGATTAGAATCAATATTTTTTATAAAAAACGATGTGTTCATTCTGTTTGATGGTAAACCCAAAAATGCAGTATTTTTTAAAAAGTCTTGATTAGTAGATGTAGTTATCTTAACTGCGCTATTATCTCCTTTAGGGGAAATTTGTCCTATTGTAGTCGTTACACTCCCCGAGTTTTCCCACAAGTTTAGACTTTCTGAATAATATATTCTATTTGAGGCACTCGCCTCCGTTAGCAACTTAGGACAACCACCATCCAAATAGTCTAGTCTTGGTACGTTTGCGTCCATTACCTCGATTAGTCCATCTTTGTTAACTCTTGTGCCTATTGAGTTTCTGACTACTTCGAAATCTCCGACAGTAGACGTAGGAACTTGACTTAATAGTTTCCCTTCCAAATAGGCTTCAGGAAACATAGCATATCTCAATTTATTGTTCATCCTTATCTTTCTTTTCTCTCTCTATTCTCTTTAAAAAAGCCTCTAAGGACTTAACTCTAGCCTCTTTAGGCTTATATACTTTCTTTTGCTTTTCTTCCATTATAGCACCCAATTAAACATATCAGCATCTTTGTCTGACTCCATAGAGCCATCAGCACTTGTGGTTTTATATTCGGGATAATCTCTGTAAGCATCACCCATATAATCAATAAATCTTCTCGCATAAAATCCTGCTTGTTCGTTTACTCTAGCTAACATAGAATTAACGTCTTCTAATTCTACTGTTTCAGAATTTTCGGCATTGTGTTTAAGGACTCCACCATTAGATATATAGTAAGATGCAAATGGTAAGTAGCTGCTCTGAGCATACCAAATTAGCATAGGTGCTATATAACTATCTATCAAGGTCTTATACTTTTCATTCTCCACATCCATTATGGTATCTGTAATAATAAGCGTCTGTAACTTATCATATAAGTCAGTACCTAGATAGTTTTGGATATGTATGTCTTGGGCAACCTCAATAAACTGAACTAACTTATCGTCATCGACATTGCCTTCGATAATACTCTTTTTCTTTAACTCTTCTGTTGTTATAAATAATGCTTTCATATCTTATTTGTTTGGATAAGCACCGTTGTTTGGCATATCAATAGGTCTAACAGAAATCTCGTTTGGATTAGCAGGACTATTATATCCTCCTTCAGCAGCATTACTCTCAGTAACTCTACTATTCTTCCCAACCTTCTTCTTATAAACTCTTAACTCCCAATAGTGTTTGCAGTTCTTTCCTCCTTTAAACTTAAATAGTGAATATCGTTGTTTCTTATGTCCAAGTTCTTTGTTTACACCTCTAAAAGACATTTGACTAATATCTTCCTTTCTAAACACAATGTTCTTGTCTGTGTATTGTTCCATCATCTTACAGAACTTTCTTGAATTAGGACTTCTTCTAACAGGCATATAAGCATATCTCACCTTATAAGAATCTGTATCTTGTGCTGACCTACCATTAGGTTTAGCGTTTATAGAAAAGAAGTCTTTAATCCTGTCCATAGGACTTCTATTTTCCTTAGCGAATTTTTGTACATCAAACTCTTCTTCAGTAGATTCTTCTGAGTGGACTAAATCCCAATCCTCTTCATTGATAAACTCTCCTAAGTTGTCTAGCTGACCAATCATATCATCACCTTCATCATCAGTAAAGTCGTCTAAGTCAATAGCAGATAGTTTCTCGCCTGTTTCTTCCTCACGCTTAATCTGTGTAGCAATATTATCTAACTCTGTAAACTCAATAGGTTGTAGTGTTTCAAAATATAAGTCTAACTCAATACCATTTACCTTTAACATCTCACAAAAAGCATATATCAGTTCATCTTGAGAAGAACGTATAACGGTATTATCCATAATAAGTGATGCAGTTCTAATCTCTTCCGCATTGTTACCAAATCCTGTGTTATCTTTAATACCAAATAATATAGGAGATGTAATTCCGTGTCCTAACATAATCTTATCTCTACACTCGTCAGATAGAAACTGATACTGAGCGTGAGCGTCAGGCAAGTGTATAGGGTCAATAGATGTTTCCTCTTCCTTAGAATCATTAAAGGATAAGATAAATTTTCCTGCGTTAGAAGTACCACCAAACTTTTCTCCAATCTTATTCTCTAGGTATCTTTGCGTTTCCTTATTTGGGACACCATTGTTGAAGTTGACAATAAGACTTGGTTGTAGACCATTCTTAATATTATTAATATGGTAGTTTGACACTTCTTCTTCCAATTCAGCATACTGAACACATCCTTGATAATCCACAGGAGCATAGTAATAATAACCACTTCTGTAAGGTTTTATGATATAGATTTCTTCTCTTTGATTCTTTCTACCATTCTTAAAGGTAGGTATGGCTTTAGGTTTCTTGTATGTTCCTGATTGCCTCCATCTATCATCTGCTATCTCATTCCATTTAGGAGCATAGAATACCTTATCGATTACGCCCTTGCTATTAGCCCTACCCATACGCAATGTTTCCATAGGAAAGTGTTTGATGCTTAGTATCTTTGTCTTATCCCTATTATACATTATCTTAGCGGCAGCTTGTCCAAGTAACTTGTAATCGTTTACTATCTTCTTAGTGTCTTTGTCGGACAGGATTTGTTTAAACCTAGCAAAGTCTTCGTGCTTTTCATTAGCATTAGTTGCCTCTAAGCCTCTACCATATATTAAATCTACGATACCTGTAATACATCTGTTGTTAGTTGCACTACCTATGTATCTGTCTATCAGCTTGTTAAAGTAATCATTCTCTTCGCCCCAACGAACCCAATCATTAGTATCTCTCTCTACTGCAACAGGTGCTTCATAAGCCTTAGCATTAATAAAGCCTATCCTAGAATTGATAGTAAAGTCTTCTTTTTTCTTATTCTCTTCCATTATATTAATGTGTATTTATTATCACTAGCAGAGTTTTCTTTGTAGTCGTCTTTAGACATCTCGTATTTATCTCCATCAAATGAATCTGTACAATAAATCTTTCCTCTATATAGTGTGTATTCAGAAGTCTTTAGTTCAAAACTATAAACTCTATCTTTTTTTAATATTGTAGATGAAAAGGTTAATTCAGAGAAGTTCTTTACCTTGTATATGATTAAGTCAGTAACTAATTCTTCTTGTCCACTTCCATCTTCCCTAATAGACAAGACTGCATCTCCACTAGGAACGTCAGAAGATATTGCATATCCTTCGGTTCTAGGGATTATAGTTATTGTCTGTAAGTCTTGCGTTGGTAATAAAACTTTCATAATAACATAACGAAATAATTAAAATCTGTTTTTATTGTATAAAAAAAGGCTGCCTTTAATGGCAACCCTCCTTTATCTATCTAAAGCTCTTACTAAGAAACTGAGAAACCTGCATCAGCCATAACACCCGAAGAAGGAGTAGAGGGCTCAATAAAGTTAGCAAAAGTCTTTTCCATAGCAGAGAATGTTATTGAATAACCATTCTTGTCAGCAGCAGCAGCACCTGATGTAGCAGAACCTCCACTAACATTACAACCGTACTCTAAACCACATAACATAAAGTTACCCATATTATCTTCAACAACAATCTGAGGTCTGTCTAACATAATCAACCTCAAATTATCATTGTCTTCGGAAGTCATAATCTGTAAGTCAAGTTCCAAAGATTGCTCAACGTAGGTAGTACCTGCATTAGCATCTTGTGTAGGAGTTTGAGTTAAGGCAGAAGAACTTCTAAGTTCGTATTTATAAGCAGGAACAGACGTACCTACTGAATCGATAGAGTCGCTATCCGCATTGAAGGTAATAACCTCAGAGGCAGCATCAGCAGAACCTACAAAGTAAACTGCATTTAGTCCTCCGAAACCTTCCTTACAAGGTAACGCTCTACCTGATGTAATAAAATCACAAGCCATATTAATATTTTTTTAAATTAAAGGGGAGGTATTTCACTCCCCTAATTATTGTTTTCCTTATGCAGTAGGCGTGTAAAGCACAACCTCAGCACCATAAGCATACTGTACCGCAGAAGTAAACTTCATAATGATACGCACATTGTCATCTCCTTCGATTTGAGAACGGTCAATCAACTTAACTTCGTTTTCATCTCTTAAAAGACCACATCCAAACCATAAGTTAGAACGTTGAGCAGCAACCATAGTAGAAGAAGGAAGTCCGTTTGCAACAAACAATTTAACTCCATCAAACTCTAAAGGCTGACCCATTCCATTTGCCCACATAGTTCCTCTAGCACCAACACCATTAGCACCTTGACCTCCTGATTGGAAACCACCTAATTGGCGAATATATGCTCTGTGTACATTTTGAGGGATGTAGATTACTAGGTCTTCTTTTCCGTAGATAGACTCGTTAATATCGTCTACAACTTTACCTAGTTCTGCGATTACGTTCTCAGCAGTAACTCCACCTGCTGCACCTGTAACATCAATTACATCAGCATCATCTCCAAGTAACTTCAAGAATCCATCGAACTCTCCTGTGTTACCTGAATCTCCTTGCCAAATCATCCTTTCGATGTCAGTAGCTACATTAGCAGCAACCTCAGCTAATAGATAGTCTTCAAAAGAAGGAGGCAGTCTATCGTGTGCAGAATACCCCATAGAGATAGCATCCCAATCAGAACGATATTCCTCCTTACAAAGCTCCAAGTTTACCTTGAAAGGCTTAGGCTCTAGGATTCTTTCATCAACCGTTACAGAAGAATTAGCAGTGAAATCACAATCCATATCTTGAATAAGACCTGAACCAACTGCTAGAGTTTTTACAACTTGTTTAAATTTAATGTTTTGCTTAATGGTCAAACCTCCATTTTCAAGAGTGTTTGCCGACAATAATGCAGCACTAATATACGGAGCAGCTTTTTCTCCTGCATAAGTACTATTTGTTACTTGAGTAGTAGCCATAACTTTCTTTTTTTATTATTTTTTAAAATTGCTGAATTTCTCGAATATTCTATCACGAGTAGTCATCTCTCTATTTTGAGCGTGTAATACTTGCTTTACTTCTTCTACCTCTGCATTAGGATTGTGTACAATCTCTTCTGCTAATTCTACCTCTTCCTTAGACAGTTCTTGTGGAACTTCTGATTCTTTAGGTTTAACTCTGTCTAAGATTTGCTCAAACATAGCCTTCACTTCTGATACCTCTTCATTCATCCTCTTAGTGATTTCTTCGATATCTTTCTTAGTTGCATACTCGACTTTTACATCTTCTTCAACAACCACTTCTTCTTTTGGTTTCTCAGCATAATCTTCTGCCAATACTACCTCTTCTTTAGTTTCTTCAACTTTCTCAACAACCTCTTCCTTCAACTCCACATTAGTTTCGCCTTCTGTAAGAGAGTCTGTAAAAGCCTTGAACTTCTCTAAAATTGATTTATTCTTCATAATTAAAATTATTGTTACTAATATTACGTTTATATGTACAAGTGTTTTATTTTCAATAAAAAACCCCACCATAAGGCAGGGTCTAATATCAATTATGTAATTACTATACTGAAAGTTTAATAATACAAACCTCTAACCCTGTTAGTGAATCAGCAGAATCATTATAGATAGTTAGCGAGTTGTTGCTAGTTTTCTCTAAGTCAAAAGAAGATGTTACCTCTTCGTCATTCATCCAAAGCTGAACAATCACTTTCTTAGAACCTAATCCGTGATTAACAACCTCACTATAATCAGCATCAATAGTGAATGTAGAGTAAAACTATTTAGCTTTAACATCACCTAAGTTTACCGCTTGGTCATCAGCACTTGCGCTAGTTACAATTACATCTCCGCTAATCTCAACTTTACCATTGAAATAAGCAGAGTGTTTAGCCCCTGTGTGGTCATCTAAGATAAGTGCAGTATCTTGTACAGGTAATGGACTTCAAACGCCTTGAACTAATACTGCATTATCATTTATTAGTATTCTTTTCATTATAGTCCTTTAGAGGTTAAACCCTATTTAGACTTGAGGTAGTCTGACATTTCTTTTATCAGTTCCTCATCTGTAAGGTCTTTACTTAGATTCTCTTGCATCTCAACAGGCTTAAATACACCCTCGATAGAGAAACCTAGGTACTTGCCTAACTTTACATCATTCCACACATCATCATTATCCACCTTCATTATGACCGCCCAAGCACCTTCTATTGGCTTAACACCATATAGGTTTAACTTGTCCATAGCAATATCTTCTACCATCCAAGATTCTACAACAGACACTCCATTAACATCGCTTTCGTGTTCTAGCGTAGCGTTATTTAGTTTTAATCTCTTCAGGTATAAATGTGCAGCTTTCTTTACGGTTTCCCTAGACATTATAATATTATAAAGTCCTTGTTCGTTAGACCTTAGTATCTTCTTGTCAGGAACTAATGCTAGTCCTACAAGTATTCTCTTTTCTTCGTCAATAGCCTTAAATCTAACCTCTTCCTTTGATAGAGCAATAAAATCCTCTTCAATAGCAGGAGATTCGACAAGCGAGATAGCATCTACCTCGTACTTGTCATTAGATTCATCTATAATTAATTCAATAGTCTTTAACTCTTCCATAGTAAAATTACGTTTATAGTTGTATGTGTTTTATATCTTAGCTGAGTTTCTTATGTTTAAATCAAGCTCTTGCTGAGAAGAAATATCCTTAGAAACAACGTATGCTTGTAGAGGTTTATCAAACTGATTCTGTATAGTTCTGTTCAACTGACTCTCAGGACTTTCTCCTACTAAGTTAAAGTCAAACACTCTATCTCCACCGCCTGAGCCTGAACCACCGCCTCCTGCTATTGGAGTTGATGATGCAGTAGGAACAAACTTTTGTCTAGCAATCATAGCCATTTGAGTAAGACCAAATCCTATTGTAGACGCAGCCATAGGTATTCTTAGCCAAGGCTGACCTACTAATGTTGGGTCATTAAGCACTTTTAATGCTGCTGAATAGGTGTTTATACCTGCCTCTGCAATACCAAAAGCCTTGTTAGCCATAAATCTCTTCTTCTTTATTTCGTCTTGCTTTTGCCTTGACTTTTCATCATTTGCCGCTATTTGTCCTTGTATCTTCTTTCTCCCTTCTGCACTTAGGTTTTCGTTATTTAATTGTTCTCTAAGTATATTGTTTTGCTCATTAGTATATGCTTGTTGCGAGTCTAGTTGTCTTTGAAACTCTGAGTCCACGAAGTCAAATACATTAGAAAAAGAATCTGCCCATAGATTTAATTCGTCTGCTAAAGAATTAGCATTAAATTGTTTTACTATAAGTTCTGCTTTTTTTCTAGCTATTTCTTCTACTTGCTCGTCAGTTCCAATAATCGCATTTAGTATTTCGTCAGGAGATAATTCAGAACCACCTACTTCACTAGCACTAGCTAGTTTGACTCCTTCTCGTATGTCGTTTACCAAGTCTAGTCCAAATTGCCTAGCCTCTATCCCAAACCCAACAGATATAACGCTCTTGAATAATTCAGCACCTCTTCTAGCTTCTTCTATTCTAGAATTTATTAATTCTGTATTTGCTCCTTTTTCTAACTTTAATATATTCATTTTTGCCTCGAAGGCTTTAAATTGAATATCTACATCCTCTCTAGCGTATTTTTCTTTTAGTTTTATTTTCTCCATTTCATTCTGCTCCACCGCTAAAGAGTTATCTCTTAACTGTTTTCTTATTTCATCATCAAAATCCAACTCAGAAATAGATTTAGAAATACCGCCAAATTCTTCTCTTATCTTTTTTAATATCTCTTTATAATCCTTTTCTAAGTCTGTTTGTTTTTTAACCAACTCTCCCGATTTAGCTAGAGCTTCATTATAGTCATCTCTTGCACTCAAGGCAGAGGCTAAGGCAACAGCATTACCTTTTTCACTAGAACTAATAGCCGCCAATGCTTTTTTCTCTGCTTCATCTGTCGCTATGGCTTGTTCAGCTAATTCCTTTTGAAGAGGTATCAACTCTTCTTGTATCTTCTGTATTTCTTTCTCATAGAAACCTTTACTTGCTTGTAATTTAAGTAGTCTTATTTGAGCCTCTATGAAATCATCCACAGATTGAGTAGCAGGGTCAAAGCCTTTCTTTTTTAGCTGAGATAGAGCGTTTTGAAACTCAGCCGAATCCTTTGATGATTCCGCCATTATTTCTCCCAATAATTTTAACTCAGATATTAAGCCTCCTTTCGCACCAATAGATTTGGCTAAACTATCAACACCCTCTTTAGACTTCTTTGCTTTCAAAGCAAACCTCTCTAGCAAAGCAACCACTATTTGAAATACAACAATTACACCTAATGGTCCTGAAAAAGCAGATATTAATGCTCTAAAACCATTTTTTAACCCTCCTGTTGTTGCTATAAGTGTAGTAAACAACGTACCTAACTGAGAGATGTTGTTTGCCATAGCGGTAAATCCATAATTAGAATCAGATATTGTCCTACCAATTTCCACAACTGCCGCACCTGCAAGACCCGTCTTATCTCGCATATCATTTGATGACTTTGCGTTTTTCTTTTTAGCAGCGGTATTTATGTTCGTTGCAGATGTTCCTTTTTTTAGTGATTTCTCGTATCTATTTATTTCATCAGTAAGCCTTTCGTAAGCCTCGTCTGTCATCAATACCTCTGCTCTCTGCTCCTTCAAGGCAGTAATCATCTTTTTAATAGAAGATTCAGTCTTCTTAGTTTCTTTGTTTAATTGCTCAAGAGATTTGTCTAACCTATTAACATCAACGCTTCCATCTCCCCTTAACTCTATGTCAATTATAATCTTACTATTATCAGCCATTTCTATCTATATTACGTTTAATATGTTGTTTAATCTCTTTAAATGTTTTAGGGGCTTTGTATTTCCCCTTCGCAAAGTCAATGTACTCATCTGAGATGTAGTAATCGTCTGCATTTAACAAGTGTATAATTTCTCTTATCATATTATTATTTTAACAAGGGATGTATTCTCTCACAACCCCACTATTATTAATTCTCATAGATACCTTAATAAATCCATCGGTGGTCATATACCAATTATTATTACCTTGTATCGGGAAGTTTTTATTCTCTTGACTATAAACAACAGTACCTACTCCAAGACCACCCCCTTCTGTGTACCAAGTGTCGTTTACTCCCGAGGCAAAACAAGATTCTGTCTTAGTGCTTCTCGGTATATTGTTTACTGAAAATGACAACCAAACAATAGGTGATATCACATCTAGGTCTAGGGAGAATGTAGAGCTTGTGCTTAGAGAACCACTTACATCTTTATATACCACATAAGACTCTAAGTCTAGCGTAGCGTTTAATGATGTGGTTAAACTAGCAGAAACATCTTTATAGTTTATAATCTTGCCAAGTTCCATTAAGAAGTTAGATGTTGTACTTAATGTTGCAGAGATATCTCTTATATAAGATAGCGTTCGTACATTAGCAGCAGATATGTAGTCTGATTGATTCCCTGCGTTATCAAAAGCAGAAACTCTAAACTCATAATCCGTATAAGACTCTAATCCACTTAGGTTTATAGTGGAGTCATTTAAGGACACAGATGTATAAGGAGTATCGCTAGAAACATCGTCTGCACAAACATTATACTCATATTCTGCATTTAGACTTCTAACTTTCCCAAGATAATCCCCTGACTCTCTGTATTCAAGCAAGTAATTTCTTACTCCACTTCCATTGTCTGTTGCATTATCCCAATCTAGCCTTATAGACGCATAAGTTATGTCTGAATCTGTTATCTCACCTCCCAATATAGGTGCAGTCAAATCTTTAGTAGTAACCCCACCGATTGCAGGACTACTAACAAGACCATTTACGTCAGTAGCAGTAACCCTATAATCATACCTAACATACTCGTCAAGCATATAGTCGTTATAATACAAGTCTGTAACGTTGTCTTTTATCTGAATAAAAGCACCCTCTTCTCTACTTCTGTATATAGTATAGTAGCTAACCCCCACGTTATCAGATGCTTGTCGCCAAGAAACCTTTGTAGACAAGTTAGTGGTTTCAGAGAAAGATAGACTTCCAATCATAACAGGTGGAGATACATCTACCGTTGTTAAGACCTTGCTAATCTCTGTAAAGTTGAGTGAATCATCCAAAGCTCTAACTACTATTGTGTAACTAACGCTAGGTTGTAACCCTTGAATGTTATAAGTATTTACTGAGATACCTGATACTGCGGACACACCATCGACATAAACATTATACTTAACTGCTGACCTTGAATCTGTGGCTTCAGTCCACTCTATGTTCAAGTTCGTGTTTTGTGAGTCAAGCAACGTTATGTCGGCTCCTATGGGAAAGTCGGGTGGGTCAAAATCATCAGGGATTTCAACATTAACAATATTTGAATCAAATAAAGTAACTAATTCTAAGTCAGATTTTCCTGTAAGAAGATTAGTTGTTATTTCATTTATCCTAAACTTAACTCCATCAATAAGGAATATATCGTTTAATTTATTCTTCTGTAATATGTTTTGAGGCAGGTAACTACTACCTTTAAAGTATTTAGTAGAGTAAGCATATATAGATGTAATGTATTCCTCCCAAAACAATCTATATAAGCTATTCTCGTTTACATCACCATCTGTACTAAACTCATCAGGCTCGGCATTGAAGTTAAGTGTAAGAACCTCTCCATTAGTTTCTGAAGAAACATTACTTGGTCTATTGTACTTAGTTAAAGAGCCGCTAAGACCCTGTATTCCTATTTTATCACCACTAAGCTGCTCGTTTATATTAAAGACAACCATTGGGTTAGTTTTTATAGGGTTTTCGTCATCAGAAACAACCCATCCTGTCTGTACGTTTGTAAGACCGCCTCCATTCTTATCGTTTATCCTAGTAAACAACATCCTTTCAAACTTCGACTTTATATCTAACTTACCTCCGCTAAACACATTTGCTTGGTAGGTTAAATCTCCAAACTCAGTTCCATATACATTATTTTGCTGAATAATACCAAATGTTTTCGGGTCAGCGTATTTAAAGTTTATCTCATTGTATGGTTTAGGTGCAGCGATAGTATAGCTATCATCGTCTACATATTCTGTTATATCGTAAGTCTTTACACTAGGGTTTGAGTAATAGTCGTCTAGTGGCTGAACCACAAGGGTAGATGTAAGACCATTAACCTCTATAAAAGCAGTTAGGTTAAACATCTTGAATGTGCTTTCTAAGAAGTCAAACACCTTCATATCGGGTATTTGTTGGGTAACGATTATCTCTGACACTAGTGATTTTCCTGTAACCGTGTCTGAGTATTGACTCTCTAGTTGAGATTGACCTTCTCCAACACCATCTAATCCCTCACTAAATACTCTATACTTAAAAACATTAACACTTATACTGAATGTTTGTTGCGATTCATCCTCTGATGATATACTCAAGTACGGTCTAAAAGATTCTTCCCCGACAACATCTGTTATACAGTTTAATGTTATTGTGTTTTGACCATAAACATTAGACTTTACTATTGTTGAATTTGCGTTTTCATAATCTTTTATGACTAGATTGTAGGACGCAGAGGAATTTTGAGGAATTACATTGTATTGGACCACCCAATATTCCAACTCTCTACCATCATTGTATGAAACGAGCGTGTAAGGGTAGTTGGCATTAAAATTAGGACTTCCATCGAAATCATCTCTCTCTAAAACAAGCGTAGAACCCTCTTCTCCACCACCAATATTTCCTTTATCTCTATGGAGTATCAAGTAAGCCTCGTCAAGATATTTATTAAATAATGTACTACTAGTAGGGAATTGAAACTCTAAATCACCACCTGTATTATCGTCATTAGTGCTACTATATCTGTTTTCAATGGCATCAAATATGTTCCTTATCTTTAACGCAGGTTTTAGCTCTGTGTAATTTATCCCTTGAGCAGTATCGCTACCACTAACATATACGTTTGTTTCTTCATCGCTACTAGCAGCACCACTAGAATCATAGTAGAAAAACTTATCATAAGAAATAAGGGGATAAACTATATCAGGTGTTTCGGCAGAACTACTAGTCATTTTCAATCCACTCTGTAATCCATTCTTAACAACCCCTTCGTTATATCCGTGATTATATATATTTAAGTCAAGACCTTCTAGTTTGTCATCTCCTAAGATGTCTTTAAAGGCAACGGTGTTACCTAGGAATACTAACTCATAAGATTCAGCAACACCATCTTTAATTTTAGCAGAAGTTAATCTTATCCAACCATATCTCCAATCAGAGCCATCAATCTTAATGATAGCAGCCTTCTTAATCCTAGGGTCAAAAGAGGTTTCTATAAGTAGATTATACCACCTAGAGAATATTAAGTTATTCTTTTTGCTTTGTGCAGGAACAGAGAATGTTTGACTAAAATCTGTAAAGATGCTACCAATGTCCTTTATGTTTTGAATAGACGAGGTTATTTGAATAGAATCTTCCTCGAAAAGTTCTAATCTTTCATACCTCAAATCCACCCTCTTGGTTACAGGAGAACTATTAGGGTCTATATAAACTTCTACGTTTTTCATTAACGAACTTTATTTATCTTCTTATATGAATACTTGAAATCAATCTGTTGGTTTATCAGCTTGTCGTTTAAGTGAGTCTTGTAAGTCATAGAGCTAGATTCTACGTTTACAGGCAATATCTGATTGTCTTTGGTAATCCACACCTTCTCGCTCAGTAAAAGCTCTCTAAAGTCATCATTTAAAGCCTCAGACACATATCCGCTATTGAGAGTTAGGGTTTCTGTTCCATTAACTCCATAAGCAGCGTTTCTATGCTTGGTTAGACTACCTGTTTCGTAAATATGTCTAATAGTGTTAGATTTGTACTCGCTACGCTCTATATCTATCTTCTTTACGTTCTTTTTGAAGAAGAATAAGTCCCTCTTGACACCAAATCTACTTAAGTAGGTAATCTTAACGGTTTCGTATAGGCATTCTGAATCTCTCTCTACCTTTATGACTCTAGTGTTTCCATTCTTGTCAGCAATAATAACTCTCTCAGGCTCTCTACCTTCAAATACATTGTATTGTATATCTTTCTTACACTTGTTTTCTTCAAACGTAGCGTTTAGATAAGTTACTTTACTTATATACTCACTAATATCGCCACCATTACTATCTACATAGACTATTTGTTCGTTAGAATCATTAGAGGTTGATATTGATTTAGAATAATAAGACTCTCCATCTTGAATGAAGACAACAGATGCAGTTTCCTCTGAATATACAGGAATCTTGAAGTTGTCGCCTTTAGGTATTCTAATAATATCGGTTGTTAGCAGCACAGAGTCATTTCCTGTTCCGTATCGTTGGATTCCTTCCTCGTAAAACTTATACCCTTCTACTCCTGTGAGCGTTATGTATTCTACATTAGCACCATCAATAACATAAGGTATGTTTTGTACAGAGCCATCAACGAATATACCCATTCTTCTATAAGAAATCCATATAGTCTTAGATGTATAAGAGCCATCGTAAAGAGTGTCTAGGTAATCACTACAAACACCTGCAATATCTATATAAACGGTATCAGTAGGGTTTAACGCAGTAGATTTAAGGGTTATTGTTGGAGAACCTGCTCTTCCTCCCTTATCTCCATCGTATATCCATATCTGAATAGAGCAGCCTTGTAATCCTCCGTTAGCATTACTCTGTGCTTCCACTATATATGGAGAGTTTAAGTATAATAGTGCCATTATTTAAGTTTTTCTTTAATCATATCCGTAATATCTTGTGTGTAGGCATCCGTAACCTTTGCTCTTGCCTTTCTTTCAAATCCTGTGTCTAAAAATGGTTTAACAAATGGTTTTGGCAGAGTCTTTGTTCCTTTTCTACTTATGTTTCTCATCACAACAAAAGCAAAGTTTCTCTCACCCTTCTTTCCTGTCCCAAAAACCCTGCTATCTATATTAACTTTACCTGTTTGAACCCATTCTAGTATGCTCTTGTAAAAGTCCTTGCCTTTATCTCCTACCCACTTTTCTCCTTCTACTGCTCTCCAATGCCTATCTCCTTTAACGACAACACCACGACCATCACCATCTACAAAGTATTTTATAGAGTTTCTGAGTTTCTTAGTTGCGTTTGCACCACTATTATCTAAGCTAGTAATAAGACCTTTTTGAGCCTCTTTACCAATTTCCTTCATAGCAGCAGTAGTTTTGACGAATTTTAGCATAATAGGTTAGTGTTTTGGATAATAATAGGAATACTAGCCTTATATCCGTAAATATCCTTACCCATATTCTCGTTTATGACTTCCCAAGTAACAACGCTATCTTCTGACAAACGGATGTTTAAAGCACTCGTATTCTGTCTAATAGCACTAATAAGAGCTAACATAACCTGCATTTGTTCGTTTAAAACGTCTTGTAAGTTGTCATTTCCTATAAACAAATCAGAAACAGAGTCCTTATTCTCGTCTACTTGGTCTAAGCAGTAGATTTCTAGGTTAAAAGTGATTAATCCTCCATTTACAAAGCCATTGGGCATATAAATATGTGATAATGGGTAAATAGTGGTCTTCATCATCTCTACTTCGGGAATATATCCAAAGGAAACGGTGTTTACCAAAGGATTACTGTCTAGTTCCTTCTTTACTGCCTCTAATAAGTCATATACTATTGTCATCTCTTTCTTTTACTTAATCTTTCTTCTAGTTCTTGCTTCTCAATTAGAAAAGTAAGGTGTGTTAATGCTAGGTGTAATGAAATCTTTGACGCTCTTTCAATTTCAAAAGGGTTTCCGTTAGCGAGAGATAAGAACGACTGATATTCACTCCATTTTGCACCAAAGTTGTCTTCGCTTGAGTGTGAAACTCTCCTTTCATCTCCTTCAACGTAGATTCTATCGTATTTGCCTGTAATCTCGTCCCTAAATGGTAAAAAAAAACCTCAACTCCTAGGGCAACCTCTAATGGAGAATCTTTCATTACTTGAGAATACTTCTTAGCACTCTCGTAGTCTTCTATCCGATACATTCCATTCTTTCCTTCAAATGTTATAGGTCTATAAAGAACTGCCAATGCTTTATGCATATCAGTCCATCCGTTAGACATATACATCTCTAAATCCTTCCACTCTGCATAAGACATATCGTGAAGGTCGGGTATTAAACCAAACTTCTGAGATGTTCCGTTAGGGTCAGTCATAGTAAACTTATACTGAGGTCTAGCCTTAACAGATAGCACCGTAGAAAGGTGTGATAATAGTTCGTCAAATTTATACAAAGGTGTTTTAACCACATTATGTAGAGGAATATCACAAAATATTGCAATAGCCTTTTGACTAACTAATTCACTATCTTTTTCCAAGTCGAATTGATTCATAACCGCAGCATACTCTTGGTATTCTTTCAGTTTGATTGCGTCAAGACTTTTAGGAATTTGTATTTTTA